TTAATTGAAGAAATAGAAAGATTAAATAATATCATTAAAACAAAAGATGAAGGAATAAAAGCACTTACTGAAGATTTATGTGATACAGCAGAAGAAAATGAAAGACTAAATAATAAAGTAGAAGAATTAACTGAATTATGCAACAAATATGAAGAGGAACATAAGACAACATTTGAAACTTGGCAAAAAGATATTAAAGAAAACAAATTATTACACTCTATCATAAAAGAAATAAGAGAATGGGTGTATAAAATTCAACAAGATAATAAAAGATTAGAACCCATAATTTCAACTGATGAATTAGATGGTATTTTAGAAATATTAGATAAAGGAGTATAAAGTATGGAATTAATATGTTATTTTTTAGGATTTGCAAGTGGTGTACTACTAATGTGTATACTACAAGCAGGAAAAGATGAATAAAAGAGGTGGTACAATGACCGAGAACGAACTATCAAGATATTTTCAATTAAAAAAAGAAGTAGAAGATATTGAAAGAAGAATCAAAGAATTAGGTGTAGGAGTAGCAAGTATTAAAATAAAAGAAATAAGTGTATATGGTACAACAGCTAAAGAAAGTATCCAGGAGAAGATAGCAATACTAAATGACACGTACCTAGAGAAAAGATTATCTGCATTAGAAGAATACGTAAAAATAGAAAGATACATAGGTGGTATTGATGATCCAGAAATAAGAACACTAATGAGATATAGATTTCTAGACCTATACACATGGGAACAAATAGCAGAAAAGACATATCAAGAAAGAACAACAGTAGCAAAAAAAATAAGAAGGTTCTTAAAAAGTGAGAATTCCCACAATTCTCATTAAGGGTATGGTAATATGATATTGTGATAAATTATTAAGTCACACATATCGACCTACCTAGTGGCAGTTGAATAGCTGCCTAGAGTACATCCCAGACCAGTGTACTCTAGGGAACTATTTAAGTTCCACACAGACACTCCAAAAGAGTGTTTTTTTCATATCGCTTTACTCGGTTGTTAGGTTGGTTAATAGCCAACCTAGAGTAGACTATCCTATATACATATTTATTTCTTTTCATTAATAACCCTTGATAGTCTATTCTAGGGTGTTTATTAGCACCAATTCGATTAAGTCAAAGTGGATCACAACACTATAAATTGTGGGATTTAATTTTATGCTATCTAGTTAATAGGTAGCATAGAGTAGATATATCGAGAATTCTAGATAACTCGACCACAACCAATGGAAACTAGTACAAGTTGTATAAAGTATATCTATTCTATGGTGCTTATTAGCAGATATACAAATGGAAGGATGGTTGTACCCGAACCACGTTTACGCTAACTTGCTGATAAGAACTATATGGGAAGATTAAAGGGAACTCGGTAGCATCAAACGGAACAACGAAACGAGTGAGGGTTTATGAGATGCTTAGTAAAGGAGTGATTAACATGGAATTAGGTAGACCTAAATTATGGAGTGATCCTAAAGAATTAGAAAAACTTATTGATGATTATTTCATTATGTGTGATGAAAAGGGTAAACCTTATACTATGTCAGGGTTAGCACTTGCTATTGGTTGTGATAGAAGAACATTAATAAATTATGGTAATGATGAAGATTTTTTTCTCACGATTAAGAAAGCTAGAGATAGAGTAGAGAATTTTGCAGAAGAAAAACTATACGATAGAAACGTGCCAACAGTAGGTGTAATATTCAATTTAAAGAATAATTGGAACTGGGTAGATAAACAAGAAATAGATGCAAATGTAGATAATGATGTAAATATAAAAGTTGATTTAACTGATGAGTAATATACATATAGAAATATCTAAAAAGGTATTCAATGATATTTATATACCATACTTAGATAATGATGATAGATATTTAATATTTTATGGTGGTGGATCAAGTGGTAAAAGTTTCTTTTTAGCACAAAGACTACTATATAGACTACTAACAAGAAAAAAATGTAATTATTTAGTAGTAAGACAAACAGGAGATACGAATCGTAAATCTACATTTCCATTAATAAAACAAGTAATAAATAAATGGGGATTAACAAAGTATTTTAAAATAAATGAAAGTGATTTAAGAATAAAAAGTCTGCTAAACAATAATGAAATAGCATTTGCAGGTTTAGATGATGTAGAAAAGATTAAATCAATAACATTTCCTTATGGTGAACTAACTGATATATGGTGTGAAGAAGCAACTGAAATGGCAGAAGAAGATATAAACCAGTTAAAAGTACGTTTAAGAGGTGGTAATACTAAGAAACAAATGGTGTTATCGTTTAACCCTATTAACATACAACACTGGATAAAAAGACATTTCATTGATTCTAATTTAGCAACTGTATGCTTTAGTACATATAAAGATAATAAATTCCTTAACGAAGAAGATAAACGTGCCTTAGAGGACTTAAAAATGGCTGATGAGTACACATATAGAGTTTATTGTCTAGGTGAGTGGGGAATTTTAGGCAAAACAGTATTTGATGCACGTAAGCTGCAAGAAAGATTACAACAATTAACCAAACCATTAAAGGTTGGTTTTTTTATGTATGATTATGATGGCTTAAAGATAACCAATATAAAATGGGTTAATGATCCAAATGGTTATATAAGATTATATGAACTACCAACAACACTAACAAAGTATTGTATAGGTGGTGATACATCTGGAGAAGGTAGCGACTATTTTACAGGACACGTAATAGATGCTAGAACAGGACACCAGGTAGCAGTATTAAAAAGAGAATTTGATGCTGATATATATGCAAAGCAAATGTATTGTTTAGGAAAGTATTACAACAATGCTTTAATAGCAATAGAAAGTAATTTTGATAGTTATCCAATAATGGAACTAACAAGACTAGGATATGATAATCAGTACATAAGAGAACACATGGATACATACACAGGTAAAATGGCAAAGAGTTTTGGATTTAAGACAACTGCTATAACAAGACCTGTAATAATCTCCAGGTTAATAGAAATAGTAAGAGAAGAAACAGATAAATTAAATGATAAAGATACACTTGAAGAATTATTAACCATAATAAGAAACGAAAAAGGTCGAATAGAAGCACCAATAGGTGGACATGATGACCAGATGATGGGTTTAGCAATAGCTTATCAAGCAATGGATCAAGTGGTATTTAATCAAGAGGTAATAACACCACCTGTAAGAACGTTCTTTAACATAGAAAGAGAACACTTGCAAACTGGTGAAACAATACAAGTAATATAGGAGGGAAAGCATGAAAAAAGCAGTATTAAGAGAACTACTAAAGAATAGAAATAAAAAAGAAGAACCTAAAAAGGTCGTAGAAGATAAAAATAAGGCATCTAAGACAAAAAAAGAGGTTGAATAATGGAGTGGGTAGTAAACCTTGCTTTTTTGCTTATAGGGTATTTATTAAGGTTATTAGGAGAACACCCTAAAAGAAAAAAAGAACATAAAGAGGTAAAAATACCGACATTAAATCCAATGAAAATATATAAAGAACATAAAGAACAAAAAGAAGAAGAACAGCATAATAAAGAAATTGCTATCATCTTAGAGAATATAGACAACTATGATGGTACAAGTAATGGACAAAAAGAGGTGAGGTGATTAAATGCAAGACATGGATTTAGAACAAATAATAGAAACTGATACATGGGAGTTATACGAACAAGCAAGAAACTTTTGCCGTATGAGAAATATGTTTACTGAAACTGATGTAAACTATCGTATGTATAATGGGGATCAATGGTCAGGATTAAAAATAAAAGGAATAGAACCTGTACAACTTAACTTTATAAAACCAATAGTAAGATATAAAGTAGGTGTATTACATAGCAACTTATATGCAATTAACTATTCGAGCGATAATTTTGAAAGTCAAGAATTTAGAGAAGAAGCAGAAAAGTTATGCGAACTATTAAATAAGAAAGCAGCAAAAGTATGGGATAGAGATTCAATGGACATTAAGTGTCGAAAGATAACTAAAGATGCTGCAATAAATAGTGAAGGTGTTGTATATAGTACATACGCAAACGAAGATATAGTAAATGAGATTATAAAGAAAAATAACATATATTTTGGTAATGAAAACGATAGCGATATTCAAAATCAACCATATATTTTAATCAAGCAACGTAGACCAATAGCAGAACTAGTAGAAAAAGCAAGAGCTGATGGTATAAGTGAAGAAAAGATTAAGTTTATAATTGGTGATAATGATACATTTGAAGAATCTGGAGATAGTGCTAAACAAGAAAAAGATTTAATGTGTACTGTAATAACAAAAATGTGGAAAGAAAAAGGCACAGTACACTATCAAAAAGCAACAAGATGGGTTGAATTAACTAAAGTAAAAGATAGTGGACTTAGCTTATATCCGATAGCACATTTCTTATGGGAAGATAAAGAAGGAGATGCCAGAGGTGAGGGTGAAGTTAAGCACTTAATACCTAACCAATTAGAAACTAATAAGAACTTCTTAAGAAGTATAGTAGTAGCTAAGAACACAGCATATCCACAAAAAGTAGCACGTAAAGATAAGATAATTAATCCAAGTGCAATAAATGAAGTTGGTGGAACTATCAATGTACAAGGTGCAGATGTAGATGATGTAAGTAAGATAATAACAACACTACACCCAGCACAAATGAGTACTGATGTAGAAAAGTTAAGAAACGAACTTATACAAACAACAAGAGAACTTGCAGGTGCAGGAGATATTGCAACAGGACAAATTAACCCAGAACAAGCAAGTGGTAAAGCAATATTAGCAGTACAACAAGCAAGTCAACAACCTATAACTGAACAATTAGTAGGTTTTAAAACATTTGTTGAAGATATAGCAAGAATATGGCTAGATATATGGACAACGTATAGTGAAGATGGAATAGAACTTGAAGAAGAAGTTGAAGATCCAAACACAGGAGAAAAAGTTGTACAAACATATACTGCTAGTCAAGAACAATTAGAACAATTAAAAGCATCTGTTAAGGTAGATATAACACCAAAAGGTGCATTTGATAAATTTGCACAAGAAGCAAGTATAGAAAACCTTTTAAAAGAAGGTTTTTTCAATATACAAAGACTACCTGAATTAAAAGCGTACGCAAATGTATTAGATGATGATTCGGTAATGCCAAAGCAAAAATTACTAGAAGCAATTAAATTTGAAGAACAAGAACAACAAAGAATTGCTGAAATAGGTAATCAAGCTGAAATGCTACAGCAAAAGATGAACACATTATTAAATAGTGATCCAGAAGCACAAGCAGGTATGTTAGCAAACGCAGCAGAACAAGAACAAGCTGAAATGTAGAAATCACGACCAAGCATTTATGTCGTTATAAAAGATATGGAATTTTGTGAAGCAAACACGTAAAAATAGGAGGATTTTATGGAAGAAAACCTAGTTGAAACAACTGAAAATGTTGAGCAAACAACAGAAGAAATTGCACAACCTGAAAAGATTTATACAGAGGAAGAACTAAATCAAAGAATAGATGAGTTGCTACCAAAGAAGTTAAATCGTAGGGAAGAAAAAATACGTAGGGAATATGAAAAGAAATATGGCGAACTAGAGGACATTTTAAAAGCAGGATTAAAAGTTGATAGTATAGAACAAGCAACTGAAAACATAAAAGAAATGTACCAAAAGAGAGGCATAGAACTACCTACAACAAAGAGTAGTCTATCAAGCCACCAAGAAGAATTATTAGCAACTGCAGAAGCTAATGAATTAATTGAAGGTAGTACATTAGATGAAATTGATGAAGAAATGAGAAATCTTGCTGATAAAGGTGTAGAAAACATGACATCAGCAGAAAAAATTGTATTTACAAAGTTAAATGCTTATGTAAGTGCAGAAAGAGATAGAAGGGAATTAGCAAAATTAGGAATAACTGCCGATTCGTTAGACGAAGATTATCAAGAATTTGCTAAAAATTTAAACCCTAACCTATCAACAAAAGAAAAATATGAAATGTATAAAAAATTTAGACCTGATAAGCCAAAGGTCGAACCAATGGGGAGTATGAAGGGAACTGCCGAACAAGACAAGGGAGTAAAAGAATTTTATACTTATGAAGAAGCATCTCAATTTACACGAGAAGATTTTGATAAGAACCCTGAATTGTTTAAAGCAGTAGAAAACTCTATGTATAAATGGAAATAATATGATCCATCTCCATTGGCAAATTAGATTAAGGGAGATGAGAAAATGGCTGTAACAAACTTTATCCAAACTATTTGGAGTAAGAAAATTCAAGATTCACTAGAATTAAAAACTAAATTAGTACAAAATTGTTTAAGAGATTATGAAGGAGATGTAAAATTCGCACGTTCTGTAAAAATCTTAGGTGTTGGAAACCCAACAATAGGAGATTATACAGCATCAGCAGTAACAACTAACGGAATTACTGTTGAAGAAATGAGCGATGCTGGTCAAACATTAACTATCGACCAAGCAAATTATTTTGCTTTCTATGTTGATGATATTAACCAAGCACAAAGTGTACCAGGACTTGCTGAAAAGTTCCAAGAAAAAGCAGTACATGGTTTAGCTGTAAAACGTGACCAATATGTTGCAAATTTAATTAAAGCAGGAACAAACGCAACAACTGCAAGTGCAAGAACAGCAGAAGGTGTTATGACTGCTATTGATGCTGCTATCGTAGCATTAAGAGAAAGAAACTTCGATGAAGATGGTGTTATTGAAGTAACTCCAGGCGTATATAACTTAATCAAAAATCAATTAGTAACATTATCTACAAGCAATGTAGAATACATTAAACGTGGATTTGTTGGTACTTATGATGGATTTGATGTAATTATGTCAAATGGTTTAGCAAAAGACACTACAGGAACAACTAAATATGAATATTGTGATGTACGTGGTAAGAAAGCTATCGCATTTGCAGGTCAAATCAATGAAGTTGAATCAATGAGAAGCGAAAAATATTTCAAAGATATTGTTCGTGGTTTAGACACATTTGGTGCTAAAGTAATTGATGAAGCAAGATTACAAGTTGTAAAAGTACCTACAGCTGCTTAGTATAAAATTAAGGGTGGGATTTCTCACCCTTTTTTTATCGTGTTAGGAGTAAAAATGAGTGCAACTCTCATAAACACGAAGGAGGAAATATGGAAAAATATATACAAAGACCAGATATAACACAATATCCAGGAGTAAAAGTAGATAAAGATACTAATATTGAGTACAAAAACGAATTTGTAGAGCAAACAATAAAAGACCTAAAATTACACTCTATAACGAAAGTTTTAGGTGAAGGGTATGAGAGTACGTATGACACTATAATTACTCTTGAAGAAGGCGATATATTGCTTTTTGAAGATGAAAAACGTGGTTATATAAAACCAGTAGAAAGTTTTGTAAAACCAAGTGAAGCAATAGAAGATTTACAAGCATTGGAGGATTAGATATGACATTAAAAGAATTAAAAGAAAATGTATTGAAAATGATAGAGGAAATAAGCGAAACACCAAATGTTTATACTGATGATCCAGATATAGATAAGAAACTTAATACAGTTATAAACCAAGTAATGTATGAATTGGCACGTATGAAAAAGATACCTGAATTAAGTACATTAGATGTAGAAACAGGAGATGTTATTAACTTAAATGATGTTTTAGATAACTTTTATCAATTAGACCACGTTAAGTATGTTAATAGCGATGAAAAAGAAATAGATGTAAATTTATTCGGTTCAACTATTGAGTGTACTGACAATGGAACAATATCAGTTTATTACTATAAATACCCAACAAGAATAACTGAGAATACAAATGATACTAAATATAAATTTGAATTAAGTGAAGATGCATTAGAGATTCTACCTTATGGAGTAGCTGCAGATTTATTAAAAAGTGATGTAAGTGCAAACTATGGTCAAATATATTCTAATAGATATGAAACAATGTTGCAAAGACTTGATCCAAGATATGGAACAGGTATGATTTTTATTGATAGTAATGGGGTGATTTAATGGCAGTAGGAGTAGGTTCTCTAGTATCAAGAGTATATGGGAACTTTAGAGGTATGGATACAACTAAAAGAGATGTTAGTTTATCACGTTCTCCAGATATGCAAAATATGTGGATAAATTATCGAGAAAGTGGTGGGAAGTGTATTGAAACTAGACCAGGTTTAACGTTAATTGATAAAGACACAGGTAAAATAAATGGATTACACCAATATACAAGAAACTCAGTAACAAAAGTATTAGTACATAGAGGAACTAAAATGTACTTGTATACATATAATAGTCAAACAGGTTTATTATCAAAAGATTCAAACACAGAAATATACTCAGGACTAACAAATACGCAGTCATTTAGTTTAATGTATGATGATATATTGCTAATTAAAGATGGAACTCATTATCTACAATATGATGGATCAAGCGTAACTGAAGTAAGTGCGTATACACCAAGAACAAGAATTGGTTGTTTACCAGCAAGTGGAGATTCAAATAATAGTCAATTAGTAGTAACAGGTAGTTCGTGGGAAGCAGTAAATATGTTAAGTGATTATCGTATAAATTCATTTGTAGGAGATGGAACAGGAACTAAATTCAAATTAAACGAAACTTCAATAGATAATACGTTTACACCTTATGTAGAAGTAGATGGAGTAGCAGTAGCAAGTACAAATTATTCTGTAGATTATACAAATGCAGTAATAACATTTACAACAGCACCTTCTCAAGCATTAACTGAAGGTGAAGATAATGTATTTATAAAGTATAAAAAGGCAGTAAGTGGATATAAAACTAAAATAACAAATTGTACAAATATAACAGCGTTTAATAACACTATATTCTTTTGGGGAAATCCAGACTTCCCTAATACAATGTGGTTTGCTGAAAGTACACAAACACCAGCAATAGAAAGTCAAACATTGTATAACTCAAACGTAACACCAAGTTATATACCAGATATAAATTTTGTAAAAGATGGTTATGATTATGGAACAATAAAGGCAGTAGTACCTAGTAATAACGCTTTATGGGTATTCAAAAGTGAAGCTAGTGAAACAACTGTCTTTTATCATGTACCACAATGGACATATAAAAATGGTGAAAGTTCTTTAGGACATTATGATTATGCTTCAACTTATTCAAGCATAGCAAGAGGATGTGAAGGAACTGGAATCAATTTTGGAGATGATATAGTTTATTATTCTAGTCGAGGATTAGAAGGAATAACAGGAGATATAACAACAGAGCAGTCTACAGCCCACAGAAGTTCTTTAGTAGATGATTTACTAACTGAGAGTATAAATGATATGTATAAAATGGTAATGCTAGAGTGGGAAGGTTATTTATTAATATTTAAAGGAACGATTATTTTATTAGCAGATTCAAGAAGTAAATTTCAATATGAGGATCATATAGAGTATGACTGGTTTAAATGGTATTTTAATGAATTGCCTTTTGGAAAATATCCAACAGCAGGAATAGTAGTAAATGGTAGATTGTTCTTAGGAACAAGTGATAGTAGCTTATACGCTTTAAATAATACACAAAGTACAAGAAGTGTATTTGCATACTGGACTACACCAGAAGATGAATTTATGGTAGGACAATATCAAAAGACAACTTCAAAACGTGGTTGTGTAATAAATATGACAGGTGAAGAAGTTAAGGTATCAGTTAAAACAGATAACAATGATTTTGAAGATATAAATACATATACAAATACAGGAACAAATCCAAAAAATTATGTAGTAGCAAGAATAAAAAGAAAAAAATGGAAAAATATACAATTAAAGTTTAGTTCAAATAAACCATTTGGCATATATTCATGTACATTACAAGCATACGTAGGTGGCTACATTAAGAGATAGGAGGTTAAAAAATGGATGATAAAAGATTAGAGCAAGTTACACAAGAACAAAACCAACAATTAGAACAAGTAACTAATGCTTATGATGAGATGAAAAATCAAAGTGATTCTTTTTATAATAACTTGATAAATACATCTAAAGAATATGCACAACAACAACAAGATATACAAAACCAACAAACTGATTTAACATTAAATGAAATAGAACAAAATAAAAAGTATGCACAACAAGACTATAACAGGGAACAAAGAGGTGCGTATTTGGATTATCAAGCACAACAAAAGAATCAAGCAGATTTATTAAGACAAGCAGGATTACAAAACACAGGTTATACTGAATCAACAATATCTAGTATGTATAGTACATACCAAAATAGAGTAGCAACTGCTAGAGAGAGTTTTAATAGGTCAGTAGATGCTTATAATCAACAAGCAGCCCAAGCAAGATTAGCAAATTCAAGTGCATTAATGGATATTGCATATAAAGCATTACAACAACAAGCAGAATATGCATTACAAGGATTCCAATATAAGAACCAATTAACAATAGACTTATTAGGTAAACAACAAGGTATTAGAAATGAATATTGGAATAAATACCAAGATGTACAAAAACAAATTAATACAGAAAAAGCATTAGCAGAAGAAATAAGACAATATAATCAAAATTATGCCTTAAATAAGAAAAAGACTGATGCTGATATAGCACACACAAACGCACAAACAAATCTAATTAAAGCACAAACAAGTCAAACAAAAAATAGTAGTAGCACAAAAATAGTTGCTGGTGGAAATAGTAAAACTACACAAAATAAAAATGATTATTCAATATCAGTAAATGGTAGTGAAAGACCACACTACATAAATAATTCAAAATGGACACAATTATCAGTAGGTGGTAAGAACATTACATTAAAAGATATTGATAAGTCAGCAACTGGAGATTTAGCAAACGAACCAATAGTAGGTGTTAAAGATTCAAAAGGAAATGTTACATATTATGTATGGGTTGGTAATGAATTTAGAGATATTACTTCAAGTGCAAAACCATATATAACAGGAACTGAAAAAGGTATAGCAAATGCACCAACTACAAGTAGTAGCAAAGGTGGAATAGCAAGAACAGCAGCAAAAACAGGAATAAATACAATATTTAAAAGTTTATTTTCTGGAAACAATAACAGCTTGAAATTATAAAAGGAGTGATAAAATGGCAACAAAAAAGAAAAAAGAAGAAGAAATAATGCCAGAAATCAAATCTTATAAATCTTGGAAAGAAGAACAAGGTCAACAATTTATAGAACGTAGTGCTAAAGACTATGAGGTAGCTTATGTTGCTGATAAAGAAAGAGAAAACTCCTGGTGGGGTAAATCTTATGACTGGATCACGCAAGAACAAGAACCTAAAAACGATTCATGGTTAAAACAAACTGAAAGCGATAACTTTTTATTAAATGCCTTAGGAACAGCAGGAGATATAGCAACCAATGCTGCAAAAGGTTTTGTAAAAGGTGGTATAGCTGTAGGTAATGCAGGTAGTTATCTTTTATCTTTAGGTGAAGAAGGAATAGGTAATTTAACAAACAACCAAGGATTAGTAGACTATGCTAAAAAAGTACGTGAAGGTATAAATTATACTGATAACATAGTAGATAATGCTACTAAAGGAATAGATAAAGAATTAGATAAATATTCATGGTCAGGTGGTAAACTTGATAGTGTATTTGAAAGTGTAGGTAGTTCATACGCACAAGCACAATTAGGTGGTTTACTACCAGGAAAAGGAAATATACCAGTAGATATTGGTAAATTTCATTTAGAAATGCCACTTACATCTGTTATAACAGGTTTTTCTAATAGTATGAGAGAAGCATACGAAGATGGTGCAACAAACGGACAAGCAATTATAAAAGGTATAACAGGTGGACTTGTTGAAGGTTTTACTGAAGGTATGTTTGGAGTATTTGGTCAAGGTGGATCAAGTGTAGAAGATAAAATACTAGGAACTTTAACTAAGAACATAGGAAATACAGTTGCAAGAAATATTGCAAAAGTAGGAATACAAGCAGCAGGTGAAGGTGCAGAAGAAGTTGCATCTTATATTTTGAATTGGGCATTTGATAATGGTCAAGATTTAGTTTATCAGTCAATACTAGGAAAAGATTATGCAAAAATGGGTAAAGAGTTCTCATTACAAGAATTAGGAGAAAACTTTTTATCTGGTGCATTAGCAGGTGGATTTTCAAGTGGTGCTGAAACTATTGGTAGAAATGTAAGAGCAAATTCTAATAAAGTAAATGCTAAAAATATTAATGCTAAAGTAGCAGTAGAAAGTGAAAATATGGAACACCAAATCTATAATAAAGGTGTTGCAAGTTTAACCGAAGCACAAAAAGAGCAATTACAGGGAATAGTAAGAAATGCTATAGAAACAAATCAAGGGTTAAATGTAGATGATGTAATTGCAGAATTAAATGCTAATGAAACAATAAGACAAAACTTATTAAACGAAGAAAAAGCACGTATGTTAGAAGAAAAACGTGCAAGAATAAGTGAAAAAACAGGTAAAGAAATAAGTTTAGAAAATGTCGAATTAAATAATAAAGAAATAAAACAAGCTGAAAAAAACATTGATAAAATGATAGAAGAAGGCAAAGTTGATATAGAAAAAATCGAAAGTCAACTAAATACACAAGAAGATAGAGATGCTTTTAATCAGTTAGTAGAACAATATGGTTATACTGATGCTATAAGAGAAGCAGAAACATTTGTAAAAGAAAACCAAAAAGCATTTGATGAAGGTAAATTAGATGATGAAAATCAAGCCCTTTTTAGGCAATATAAGAGCGAATTAGATGCTAGAGGTAAAGCACTAGGAGAACAACAAGAACTAATCTCCAGATACAAGAAAAATGCCAATATGCTTAAATCTAACAAGTATAATCCATATATAAAAAGTTATATAGAAGATTATGAGAATAAAAAGGCAATAGTTTATGATTTAACAAATGATACAAATGAAAAAGTTAAAAAATTCCACGAACAAATTAACGAAGCACAATTCGCAGGAAAACAAACACATGAATTAGTAGATACAATGTCTAAGTTAATTGAACGTAGCAATGTTGGAATCAATGTTAAATCAGTGGATCAAGCAATAGAAGATGGCGAAATCCTTGAAAGAAAATTAACAAAAGCAGAACAAACTAAAGTTAATGAATTACAAGAGCAATTAGATAATACTAAAGATGAATTGCAAAAAGATATAATTCAACAACAAATAGATGAAATAAAATACGAAAAAACTAATGGTTTTTATAAAGATGGTGAAATAACTGTTTTATATACAAAAGATGGTGTTAAAAATGTTGGTGTAATAATAGGACACGAGCTAAGACACGCATTAGAAAGTTCTAAATTAAATGATACATATAATGAAATACTAAAAGAGTATGCAAAAACTCAAAATACATATAGTGAAGAACAAAATGATTATGATTATTTAATGGAACGTATAAAAAAAGCATATAAAACACAATTAGAAAGTAAAACAGAAGAAGAACAACAACAAATATTAGATAGTGAATTTAGTGCAATAGCATCATCTAATTACTTGTTTACTGATAATAATTTCTTAAATCAAATAGCAACTAAACCAACTTTAGGTCAAAAAATAAAACAATTCTTTACACGTATAGCAAAAATGTTTAGTAAAACTAAATATAAAGGATCATTAGATGAAATACGTGATAATTATATAAAAATGCTAGATGAAGTAGCTGAAACAGGTGCTAATGTTAGTGAAAACGAACAATATTCCCTAGATAATCAAGGTAGACAACTAAGTGAACAACAACAAGAATATTTTAAAGATTCAAAAATTAGAGATGATGATGGTAACTTAAAAGTTATGTATCATGGAACAAGCCATGACTTTACAATATTTGATTGGAATAAAATAGGTTCTAATACACACAATGAGGGAATCTTTGGTAAAGGATTCTACTTTACTAATTATGAGAACCTAGCAAACTATTACAATCGAGATATGTTTGGTAAAGTAATCAAAGACTCTGATAGAAAAGCTATGACAGGATATTTGAATATAACCAACCCTTTTGTATGGCAAAGCATAAGAACGAAAGAACAAATGGAAGAGTTTGCAAAAGAAATCAATGCTCCAAAAGGATTGCTAAAATGGAATCCTTATAGTAATGGTGGAGAAATACATTCTTTAACCGAAGAAGGGCAACCAGGGGAGTTTACTGAACTATTAAAAGCTGCAGGATATGATGGAATAATTTATAACTATAGCAGAGAAGCTATGGAGCTAGGTGATAAATACGGAACACCAGGAATGACTACTCAAGAAGTAATTGCATTTGAAAGCAACCAATTCAAAAATGTAGATAACGAAAACCCAACTGATAATCCAGATATACGATATTCAATAGACCTTGATGGTGCTATGGTAGATAATGAAACTGGTGAAAAAGTAACATTAGATGCAACACCAGTAGGTAATGGTACACTTATGGCAATAACAAACATGAGTGAAAACAAATTAAATGGTATTTTAGATTTAGGTGGTTTCCCAGTACCAAGTATTGCAGTAACAGATTTGAAAAAAGTTCCGTTTGAACAGTTTGGTGATTATACAGCAATATTTAATAAAGACACTATCGACCCTACAATTAGTGCAAACAAAGTATATTCTAGGGATGCTTATACAACTCGAATACCTAAAGTGGTAAATCGTTTAAATGAACAAGGTTTAAAACAAGTTGCAAAGAATACAGGATTAGAAGAGTGGGATTTAAGAGAACGATATAAAGAATCCTCTATCGAAGATGCTGTAGATAATATAAAATCAGAAGAAAATGTTATTGATAAATACTTAGAAAGCAAAGGAATTGTAGTCGAACCTCAATATAGAGATTATCAAGGGTATTCACATATTAGCCAAAAAGTGCTTGAAAAGTTTATCGATGAACATCCTGATTTTATGAGTTTAGCTATACCTGATATGGATAGTTTTGCAACATATGAAAAATATAAAAACGATATACACGATACATATGTTGAGAATATGGTTAACGAAGGTGCAAGTAGAAAAGAAGCAGAATCATTATTTGAAGATTATCCATCATATAGCCATTATGCTCATTATTTCTTACATGATATAAGAGAAGTAAACGAGTTAAATGGGGATAGACAAATAGATGATTATGCAACTAGAGAAAACAAAGAAAAATATATTGATTATGATTCAACAGAATACAAAGACTTTGTAAGGAATCTAGTAGCTCCTATGTTTGGAGAAAGATATGTTAGAAACAACAAAGATTTTTATACAGAGAATGGTAATCCAAGGAGCTTTGACCAAAGATACATCCCATATACACTTGACAATCTAGTCAAGATTATGAAAGAAAATCAAGGAACAGGTCAAGAAAGTGGGTTCTTTACAGGTGTTAGTGAATTAGCTGGAGATGCAAGTAAAAGATTTAAGAGCATATCTGATATAAAAACCGAAGAGAATAGATTAACAAAAACTAATGATGATGAGGCATATGGAATCCAATTAGAAAACTATAATAGCAGGTTATCGAATATTGTAAATCAGATAATGAGTAAAACTGATACATCGGATATAGAAGCATATGTCTGGAGAGAAAAAAATGTTGAAGAAAACTTAAAAGACATAGCAAGAAAAGTAGCAGAGGGGAAAAAGTTAGATGCTGATAAAGTTGTAAATATGTTTAAAGGGAACTATATAAACATATCAACTAAACAAGCTAATGAGATACTTGATTTTATAAACGAGTTATCAGATTTACCTACAGATTATTTTGAAGCTAAACCTCAAAGAGCAGTTGGATTAGATGAAATAATGACTTTAGTTGTACCAAATACTATGAGTGAATCAACTAAACAAAGACTTGATGATATGAATATACCTTATACTTATTACGATCCAACAGTTGAAGGTGATAGAAATAGGGTAGAAAACGAGTTTGAGCAATATAAGTTTATGCTAGATAATAACCTAACACCAGATACAGGTTTAGATTTAACTAGAGGAGAAACTGAACTAAGAGATTATGAAAAAGCAGAGTTAATACAAGATTTCTTAAATGATTATTTAGGTGAAGAAACAAAAACTATAGATAATGTAGTAGATGAAATACACCAAGAATATGTAATTAAAAGAGAAAGATTAAAGAAAGAGTTAAGAGATTTAAGAAACCAACTTAACCAAGAAGAAGAAATAGAAGAAGGTTATAGACCTTTAACTATGGAAGATGTATTAACAAGAGATGCTGAACTTGAAAATTATACTCCTGAATATATACCACAAGAAGAAGATGAGTTCTATTATGATACAGAGAACACATCACCTTTAGATGAACAATTTATTGAAAAAATAACTAAAGATTATAAAAAAAGTTGGAAGTTAAGCAAAGAACAAGCACAAGAATTTGCTAACGATATAAGAGAGATAAGTAGTAGACCAAATTTATCAAGACAAGATGTAGCAGATTATATAAACAAAAACTTTAGTGGTGAAATGGTAAAACAAAGAAACCATGATATAGCAGAAGTACAAAGTTTTTTAAAAGACTATCCAATAGGTGTATCACAAAGAATAAAAGATGAGATAGCATCACAATATGAAACATTTAGTAATTTTAGAAAGAATTATTATAGAAAACTAAAACTTACAAATGATGATGGTATAAATAAAAATGTAGACCAAGCATATAAAGAACTAAGCGAAATGTATCCATACTTCTTTAATGAAGAAGAAATATCAAATCCAACTGACCAATTATTAAAAATTGCCGAAGTTGCTGATATGGATAAATACAATTCGTATTTTGAACCACTACCACAAGATGTTGTAGATGCCGAAATAGATGAGTTGTACTCTATAATGAACGATTATAGAAACGAATATAATCAATATGCTAGTGAAAACGATAGACCTGGTATAGAATATTATGATGCATTAAGTGAAAATACCGAATTAACACCAGAAGATATAAATCAAAGAATTGTAGATATTCAAAACGAACTTGAAACTATGAAAGGTGAAGAAAAGCAAAGAATAGCAGAAGCAAAAAAAGAACCTGAAATAGTTATAAAAGGTAAATATGATGATAGACACGATAAATATGCTAAAGACTGGAGAAAAACAACTGAAAGCATACGAAAGAAAGTCGAATCATTTGAAAGAGTTTCTAATAGAATAGACTATTTAACACAAGATTTAAGTAATTTCTATGAAGAATATAGAAGCGAAGAACCTACATTGTTTGAAGAAGATTTAGAAGAAGAAATCTTTAAAGATTATAGTCAAAGCAAACAAGATGAATTAACTAGACTTGGTGAAAGATACGAAAACTTACAAAAAGAAATAGATGAGTTAGATAAAAAAAGACAAGACCTAGAGAAATACATGGATAAAAACAAGGAAATCAAACCTCATAAAGAAATAAGAGGAAGATTACTTGATGAAATGGGAATAACAGTTGAAGATTTGAATCGTGCTAAGAATATTAGCACTTTTAATTTATCAAGAACTGATCCTGTAAGAGTAGCTGAAAAGATATTTGGTAAAGAAATAGGTACAAAGATTAATGAAGGAACAGTAAACCATGTTAAGAAAAACGAAGCTGAAAGAATACGTTTCTTAAATAAAGAACGTGAAGGAATAAAAGCACTAGGTATAAAAGCAAGAAGTGCTGAATCAGCAGCAGTACAAAAATATGGTGAAGGTGAATACATTAACAACTTAGGTCAATTAGTTAAATATGGAGATAATGAACTCGCACAAGAATTTAGTGATAAAGCAACACAAGATAAAATTAAAAATGCTGCTAGAGATTTAAGAGCAAGATATAAAAAATATCTAAATATGATTAACAGGTCAATAACAAATATGGGTTATGATCCAATACCTGAGAGAAAAGACTATTTTAGGCATTTTAACGAACTTAATGATAAGTTAAGCCAATGGGGTATTCCATTTAATTTAGAAACTATGAAAAGCGAAAACTTGCCTACAGACATAAATGGTATAACTGACCAATTTAAACCAGGTAAACAATGGTTTGCGAGTGCATTACATAGAGAAGGTGTAAAAACCACTTATGATGCAATAACAGGTATAGATGGATACCTAGAAGGTGCTACAAACTTAATATTCCATACTAAAGATATTCAAAGATATAGAGCATTAAGTGAATATATTAGAAACACTTACGGTGCAGAAAAAGGTTTTAACGATACTGAAAACATGACCGAAGAAGAAAGACAAGATAGAATAAGTAAAATACAAAATAATTACTTATCAAGTTATGCAGCGTGGTTAGATGAACAAGCAAATGCCTTAGCAAATAAAAAAGGTAAAATTGATAGAGGTGTTGAAGAATTATTTGGTCGTAGAGCTTACACTGCATTAAATACGATAAAGCAACAAGTTGGTAGCAATATGACAGGATTTAATGTACGTAGTGCTTTAACAAACTTCATTTCTACTACACTAGCAGCAGGTAGAACAAATAAAACTGCAATGTTAAAAGGTACTGTAGATACAATAAATAATATGTTCCACGATGATGGTTTTGCAAATAAGAGTGATTTCCTAACAAGTAGATTTGGTAGTGAAAGATTATCTAATAAATTATGGCAACGTATTGCAAACACAGGTCAAATATTCATGAACGGAACTGATAAGTTTACTGCTAACTTAATAGTACGTAGTAAATACCAAGAAGGATTAATGAAGGGTATGACCGAAAAACAAGCCATGAGATATGCAGATGATTTTGCTGCTAGAGTTATGGGAGATAGGTCAAAGGGTGCAACAGCAACCATCTTTAACTCAAAAACATTAGGAGTTCTAACACAATTCCAATTAGAAACAAATAACCAATTAGATTATTTATTACACGATTCTAAAATGGAACTTGAAGGTCTTGACCAAACTGCTAAGTCAAATGCTATTAAAGGTATGATATGGCAAATGGGACAAATATTTGCATATTCATATTTCTATAATGAATTGTTTGAAAAACTAACAGGTAGTAGAGCAGCATTTGATCCAATAGATATATTTAAGAAATTGGCAGGTGCAGATGATGATGACAAAGATAAAACTTTAGAAGAACGTAGCCAAGAAGCAATAGCTGAATTAGTAGATACACTACCATTTACATCATTGTTAGGCAAAGGTGGTCGTATGCCAATAAGTGAAGCATTTGAAGGAACAAACTTGTTATATGATTATCTAACAGGTGAAACTGATGCTTATGGAAATAGAATTAAAGCAGAAGATGTTGCTAAACAATTTAAAGAAGATTTAGGTTATTGGTTAATGCCAACAGGTTATGGTCAAGTTAAGAAAACTAAAGGTGCTTATGATTTGTATTTTGATGAAAATGGAAATCCACGAGAAGTACCAGGTAGTTATACTGATAGTGGTAAATTAAGATTTCAAGCAGACACTGATCCAACAAGTGTATTAGAAAACTTAATATTCGGTCAATGGTCAAGCGAACAAGCACAAGAATATATAAGTGGTGGTTTTAAATCATTAACCGAAAAACAACAAGCACAAATGGTTAGATATGGTATGACAAAGAGCGAATATCTTAAATATAAAGAGGGTATGAAAGGATTAACGAAGAAAGCAGATAAGAAAGCATATATTGAATCTTTAAATTATCCAGAAGATATAAAACAACTAATGATAAATGATTTATAGGAGGTATTATGGCAGAGAATTATGTAAGAACAGCAGCAGAGCTAGAGAGGAAATACAACCTCTCTGGCACTCTATCTAATATAGATAGAAGAATAAAAGAAACATCTGCTAGTCTTGTATCGACACAAAATAGTGTTGCAAATTTTGTAACACAGGTAACCGAAGATATAGAAGATTTGCAAGAACAAATAGATGGTAATATTACATCTTGGTTTTATCCTGGTGTACCAACGTTATCAAATGAACCAGCAGTAAACTGGACAACAACAACTGAAAAAGATAATCATTTAGGAGATTTATATTATGACCAACAAACAGGATATGCGTATAGATTTGTAGTAAATAGTGGTGTATATAGTTGGTTAGAATTAACTGATAGTGCTGCAACTGAGGCACTTTCAATAGCAAATGCTGCTTATGATATAGCAACAGACCATAAAAGAAGGGTATTTGTAACACAACCAACACCACCTTATGATGTAGGTGATATGTGGTTATACGATAGTAAAATGATAAAGTGTTGTGTTGTAGGTAGAGAAGAAGGTACAAGTTTTGTATCAAATGACTGGATAGATTCTTCTTATTACACTGCAAACGAACAAGCTACTATTGCATATAATAATGCACTAACACAAGTAGCAACAACGTATACAGCAAAAGCAGATTTATATGTTGGTGGAGATTTCATAACTGCAAAGGTAAAAAGAGATGAAATAGCAGCCATATTAAAAAATATAAATTATGTACAAGGTAGTGATCCATCATTAAATTGGACAACAACAGATGTACAAAAATCACACGTAGGCGATATATGGTACGATACAATAAACCACGAAACGTATTCTTATGATAATTCTTATCAATGGGTGGAAATACCTACAAATGGTATAAGAATATTTACAAATCAACCAACACCACCATATAACTCAGGAGATATATATTTAAAAGAGTTCACTGATACAAGTACAACACCACCTACAACGTATACAAAATTATATGTATGCCAAGTAGATAAATCTACAGGTAGTTATGAAGCAACTGATTTTATGTTGCAACCAACAAGGGTAACAACAAGTGAATTAAAACAAACAGCAGATGAAATAAATATAAGTGTAAGTGGGAAAGTAGATACAAATGATTTTACAAAAGCAGAGATTATAGCAAGGATAAATGATAATACTTCACAGGCAATGATTAATGCTGATGAGATAAAGTTTACAGGACATACTTTTGATTTAACTGCTGATAACTTAACTATAGAAGGAACAAATCTTAATATAGATAGTAATGGTTTAGTTAAATTAAAAGATACTGGTCAAAACAATGCATCATTTAAAATAGAATCAACAACCAACACAAGCGATAAAACAATAGTTTCACACGACTGGTTTTCAAACCACCAGGTAATGAGTGATGATGGAACAACAATAGATGCTGGTTTTGGTTTTGAAAAAATAAGTGGAAATGCAGAAACTTATGACTATGCAAAGCCAAATCTATCGTTAAGTAAAAGTAATATTGGTTTATCAAAAAGTGATAGTGTAATAATTCAACCTGATGAAATATCATTTAAACACAATGGCACAACTGTACTTGGTGGTTCGGTAAATCAAACTACTGGCAAATCAACTTTTTATAGTGATTATCTAAGAGCAACAGATGTGGAAATAAACGATATAATAAAAGATAATGTAAGTATATTTGAAAATCAAATATTGTGGACAGGTAGTATTCCAATGGATGAAAGCGACACAGCAACGTTTATACCAGGTCAAAAATTGTCGGATCAATTACATGGTATTGTATTAATGTGGAGTTCTAGTGGTGGTAATTATAATTGGAGAACATTTTTTATACCAAAAGAATTTATAAATTATAATCGAGGTGGTGGTTATTGTTGTATATTGTCAAGTTCAGGATTTTCAACAGTAGCTACTAAGTATATATATATACACGATACAAACATAACAGGAAATGCTGCTAATGTAACAAATGGCACAGCAAGTTCTGGAATAAAATATAGTAATGCATCTTTTGTATTAAGATATGTAATAGGAGTTTAAAAGGAGGAATAATTATGATAAAAAAGATAAAAGTTTCAAAAAATAAGAGAACATTAACCTCTAGTGATTTAGGTCAATATGGTGCAGGTGTAGAAAACGATAATTTAATAGACAAATTGTACTTTGTTTTTGATGAATTAGTAGAAGGACAAGCAAGTTTGCTTACATCATTACAAGATGAAAATGAAGATTATATAGCATTTCCATTACAAGCAGAAGAAGATGGATACTCATGCGATATAACAAATAGTATGTTAGTTGAAAGTGAGTACGAAATCCAATTACAAATAACTAATGGTACGAAAGTGTGGCATAGTTTAATAAGCAAGATGAAGATAAAACCCAGTCTTGAGGCTGGACAGGGAGAACTACCCACAGCAGTAGAATTATGGTTAGCAGAAGCTGATGCTAAATTATTGTTAGTAAATCAAGCAATAACACACGCAGAAAACGTAGATATAGATTCAAGTAAAGCAGGAAATATAACAACTGTTGTAATAACACGTGCAGATGGAACACAAAAAACAACACAAATAATAGATGCTATAAAAGGCGATAAAGGTGATAAAGGCGATAAAGGTGATCCAGGTGCAATAAAAATGTTAATTGTAAACGAGTTGCCACAAGTAGGAGAAGATGACACAATTTATCTAGTACCAATGACACCAGATGTAGAAGGTAATAATTATGAAGAATATATATACGTGGGTGGTGAGTGGGAATTACTAGGAAGTGTAGGAGTACACGTAGACTTAACTGATTATGTAAAAAATACCGATTATGCAACTGGCAACGTTGGAGGCGTAATAAAAACTAATAATGGTTTAAGTATAAATGCAGAAGGTAAAGCATTATGTGATACCTATGACTATAATACTTATGTTAACACTCAAAGTTGGAAATTTATCTCAAAAGGAACACTAGAAAATGTAATAACAGGTAAAGGTCTAACAACAAAATCTTATGTAGATGGTTTAGTTGGTGATATAGGAACGGCATTAGACCAAATAAATGGCGAAAGTGTAGGTAATTAATTATGGCTATTAGTGATAAATTAACTTATCTAAACGAAACAAAAACACTATTAAAAAATAAAATAAACATAACAGGTGCAAATATAACAACTGATACATTTAGACAATACCCTACAAAATTACAAAATGCTTTATTAAATTGTTGGAATAATGAAGGCGAACCAATATTTACAAATTGGGGAACAAAAGTAAATGGCGAAGGAACAAATGTAAAACTAGATAATACAATAAATGCACGAATGAAACTAACACCAAAAGGAAACACAACCCAAAACGGAACACCAACACCTTCTTCTCCTATAAATGTAAATGTAGTAAGTGGAGATAATGAAGTAGTAGTATGTGGAAAAAACTTAATTAAATA